TCCGTTTTTCCAAATAAATACCTTCATTTCTTCAATTAAACGTTTGGATTGAATTGTTACTGATCTATCACCAACAAATTCTCTAAATTTATTAATACAAAGAGGTCTTGTTCTCATAGACATAGTTAACCCAGGTACCATTTCACTACTCCCCTCATACACTCTTAAATAAGATTCTGCTGTTAAAGCATCAGATTTTGGTGATTGATATAGATTTCTGTATTCTCTTTCTCTAATTGCATCTAAAGTTGCCCATCCAATATTTGCATTTTCTACTACTAACATAGCATTATTATATTCAGTAGCTAACCCTGTAAGAAAATAACCAAATTCTTTAGGTGGCATTTGTCCCTTATATTCAGCAACTTGTGTGTTAGTTTGAATATCCATAACATGACAAGCAGAAAAATCTTTTCCATCACCTCTTGCTACATCGGCTACGATCATATATTCTCTAGAATAATCAGCATTTTCCCAAACCCAAAGATTTTGATCAACACCTCTTCTTTCTAAAGGTTCTTTAATAGTAGTTTCATTTAAAAATTCAATCCATTCACTATGAAAAACAATGTCACCTGAGGTACTAAAATCACAATCACATTCTTGTGCCGCTATTCTAGGATCACCTAGTAATTCATCTTGTCTATCTCTCCAGGTTTGGTCTCTTTCAGGATGAACATACCAGGGTAATTTAATAGGTAGAAATTCATTTTCTTGTGATTCAGCTCTAGTCCAGGTTTGATGGAACCAATTACCAGTACCATAAGGTGTGCTTAATGCTATACAACCTCCTCCAGTTGCTAATGTTTGTTGGGCTGATGCCCAAATTTCACCAATATTATCAATAAATGCAGCCTCATCAATTAATAATAAAGATACTGCTTCAGATCTACCAGCATCACTACTTGCGGATGTAGCTTTAATTTGGGATCCATTATTAAGTCGCAATGTTAATTTATTATTTTCCATTGCATCTACTTTAAGCCATGAGGGTAAATTTTCATACATAAATTTTACCTTTGTTACCATATTCTTAGCTGTATCTTGTTTGGTTGCAATACATAATATATTTCTATCTTGGTGGAATGTCATCATCCATAAAGAGTAACCTGCAGTCAATGTCGAAATACCTAACTGTCTAGATTTTAAAATTATAGAATAGGGATTTGCATCAAATAAACCTAATACTTTTTCTTGAAATGGATATAAGCTAAATTGAATTCTTCCTCTTTGAGGGTGTTGAATATAACAGTACTTTTTCATAAAATGTATAGGATCTTTAGCACATTTTATATATTCTTGTCTTATTATTTTTTTTAAGTCACTCATTTATTTTGGTAAGGAGTAATCTATTATATGAACCATTAATACTGTGGTAGCTACCCCACCAATGAATCCAACCCAGGGTTTATTATACCACCTACTAATAGACTTTAATCTTTTTAGATGTAAATCAATTTGATTATTTAATAAAATCGTTTCTTGATTTCTATAAAATAATAATAAACTATCTTGTTGGGATAACATTTTATAATTTTTTAACTGTAATTCTAAGTCAATAATTAAAATAGATTTTAAAGAATCCTGTTGTTCTAAAGTATCAAGAGATAGGAAGAAATTATTTAATTCTTTTTGGGGGATATGAGCTGTATCCTGACCATAAATCTCTAGACTTATAAAGGGTATAACTATTAAAAATAACCAAACTATTGATTTCATTTTCTATACTTTTTCTTGAATTCTGATATTGTTTTTTTGGAGGATTTTGTAGATTTTAATTTTTCTTTTGTTGAAGTTATAACTTTAGATGTTTTTTTAATCTTCAATTTAGTATTTTTTTTATCACCTTGTAGTTTGGTAGATTTTTCTTGTACCTCTTTTATTTTAGATTTATTAATTTTTAAATCTTTTTGATATTTAAGATTTTTCTTATTAAACATTAATAATATACCCCCGATAACCCCCCCAACTGCGAGTAATATTTTATATAATTTATTCATAATTAGCTTTATAATGATGCTTCTATTTCTTTTTTAATTTTAGTCAGTTCTCTTAAACGATCAGTTAAACGTTTTTTTTCTTGTCCTTCTGCTGTTTTCCATTTATTAACTGTTGACTTCATTTCTTTTGTTGTTTGTTGGAGTTTAGTAGCTAAAAAAGCAATACTATCTCCTTTTAATTGAGATTTTGTTGGTTCCTTATCTTCATCTTCTTCTTCATTTAAATCTGCGGATTTTTTTAATTTTACTGTTTTTTCCAACTCAGTATTATATTCTTCTTGATTTTTTACATCTTCAGGAGTTACTTCAGATAATATATTATTAATTTCTTCTCGGATAGATGCTTTTAATTCTGACTTTTTCATGTTGGGGTTTTATATTAATATTTTATTATAAATATCACGAAGAAATTGCCTGTTTAACCCATTTAATACGTTCTTCAGTTGAACCTTTAATTTCAATTAAGTTTTTAATTTTATATCTGTATTTGATGTTTAAGAGTTGAATATTCTGGTTGATTAACTTTCTATACTCTGCATCAGTTTCTCTAACACCATTATCTTCAATTTCAACACCTTCAGGAGAGATATAAAATATATAATCATATTCCTGTAACATACAAGATGCAAATTGGCAAAAATTATCGGCATCCAAATAATGCATTGATTCTGAACACTTAGCAAATGCCATCACATCGATAATGGTTCTATCTGTTATAATATCATTATGCATTAACTCACTAGCTCTTTCAGCTAAAAATATAGTTTGACCCTTAATAGTAGAATCAGTATTTAAAGGAATACCCATCTCTCTTAAATATTTTGAACGTTCTGTTCTAAATGTATAATCTTTAAACTCAGGTAATTCTTTTAATGCGTTTACTAGTGTAGTTTTACCTACTGACATTGTACCACAAAATCCTATCTTCATAACTTATTATTTTATATTAATATACGAACTAATTTCGGTGTGTCACACCTTTAGGGGCAGGTTTTTTATACCAAGGTAAACCCTCCCTACCTTTCCGAATCTCATTCCAAATTTCATAACTGTATTCTATACCATTTAAATAATACTCCTTCTTATGTTGTATTTTGTTAATTAATGCTGGTTCATCAATGCTATGAAGTTTGTTTAAACCATTAGCTTCTAAACATAACATAGTAGTAATAGATCCATCATCTTCTTTTTTAGAATATTTTTTATTCTTAATATGTTCATTAGTATTTACTGTAGACTTCCCCATATTTATCTATTTAATTTATTAGTATTTTCTTTTGGCATTGTTAACCCACCTATAAGATTTTTATGTATATCCCCCATTTCATGTGGTTCTTTATTATTAACAGGATCATTTAAAAAATCATTTATAGCATCTTCTAAAGATAATATTTGCTCAGCTACTAATGTACCATGAGCTCCTGATACTGATATTCCTCTTGCACTTAAAGCGTCACCTACAAAATGTACATTTGGATATTTTGTTAAACTTAAATTCTTATAATTTACTAATGGTTCTGGAGCTAAATATTTAACTTCAGGCACATATATTCCCCAATCATCCTCTAATGTTGGAAAGACTTTTTTCATATCATTAATAAAATCTTCTATATAACTATAATATCCTTGAAATGCATCTTTAACTACATCTAAGTTTTCTATTTTAGTAGCTGATACATCAATTCCTTCTGATGTTGTAGATGGTTCTCTTGTTGGACTGTAAAATAAACCCGTACTATTTTCCTGTACTTTAGCTACTAATTCTCTTGCCCATTTAAATGGCTCTTTAATACCTTTAATTTCCATTAGTATACCAAAATTAGTCATATTATTTCTAAATGCTTCATCTTTTTTAGCATGTCCATTGTAACTATGATTACCATATGTTTCTTCAACTGCTACATATGCTGCATTATTATTTGTACAAAATGATCTTAAACTAACTTTATCATCTTTCCTATATAATTTAAAATCATATGCTATATCAATTAATTTTTGAAAGTGTTTTTGTGGTGCCTCAAATCTAACACCTATTTGTGCTGGTTTCTCTTCAGTTGGTAAATCATATTGTTCCATTATATCTGAAGTAAAATCAATTCCTGATTTGCCTACACCAAATATAAGTGTATCATATTCTAATACTGTATTGTTTACCCAACGTAAATCTCTAGGTAAATCATCACTATCCATTTTTGCTACAGTAGCATAATGTAATTCTTGACTATTAAAATCAATATTACTTACTTTAGTTTCCCATATAAATTCTACACCCTTAGATACTAAATAATCATACCAACTTTTACCTATTTCATGTAAATAATCAGTACCAATATGCCATACAGGGAATAATCTTAAACCAAAATAAGGTTTAATA